GGCGAGTTCAACCCTTCCAAACTGGGAGGTGGTTAGAGCCATGGCTGGTATCTCTCGGATCATTAGTCTTTCCAGCCCTTCTTGGACATATATGTCTGAAAGTGCTGGTCCGAACTTTAAGAAATCGACCTGGTCTTGTGGCCTTGACGCGGTCTCATTCCTTCTGGATCCACTTACGTGGTACCATTGGGTAATGATTGCGTGGGCACAGAAGGCCTGGAAGCTTATTGCTTGGAATTTGCTAACGATCTTGGTGACACTGCCCTTTGCTGTCCCCTTATTGATGATCGGTAAGATTCCCGGTCGCCTTGGGAAGCTGGCAACACTCTTTGAAGCTCGAGGTAAGGTCCGAGTTGTCGCGATTACTGATTGGTGGACTCAGGTTCTCCTGAAGCCCCTCCACTCAGCGATCTTTGACATCCTCAAGACCATCCCTCAAGATGGAACCTTCGACCAACTTGGTCCGGTCCATCGCCTCATGGCGTTTGTCCGTGCTTCTGGGGCTCCCGTGTATTCTTACGATCTGAGCGCCGCAACCGATAGACTGCCAATTCAGTTCCAGGTTCAGGTCCTTGATGCTCTTGGAGTATCTTGGTCCCGTCACTGGTCCTCGTTATTGGTGGGTCGCTCGTGGTATCTGAAGAACGAACCGATTAAGTACGCTGTGGGTCAACCTATGGGTGCTTTGTCATCCTGGGCCATGTTGGCGATCTCGCATCACATTGTGGTGCAGATTGCCGCTCATCGCACTGGTAACTCCGGTTGGTTTCATCTCTACGCCCTTCTCGGCGATGATATTATCATCGCTGATAAGGCCGTAGCGCTGGCCTACCGTGATCTGATGGAGACTCTAGGGGTCCCGATTAATGTTTCAAAGTCATTTGAACTTCAATCTGGGTCCTGCGAGTTTGCCAAAAGATGGATCTCTCCACTCTTCGGTGATTTCTCACCGATGAGCCCGGCGTTGATTCTAGCGGCCTTGCGTAACCCTCGGATGCTTTCGACTTTGTTCCAGGATATCCTGAAACGCGACTTCATCTTTCCTACACGCGTTGTTTCAGATCTGAATCGTTTCCTTCGCATGATTCGGCCAGGTAACTGGCTGAACCGTGAGTCGGCGACGATCCTTTCATCCGTATTCGGACCGTATGGTGGTACGTGGGAAGCTGCCAGTGGGCCTTATTTCAAGGCTGTCTGGATCAAGCTATTCCCTCACCTTATCGGTAGCAAGTTTGACATGTTGACTGATTTATTAAATCAATCAATGGTCAGCGCTCAGGTCCCTCCTGTTAACTCGGAGGTCGCTAAGCAGACTCTGTTCCGGAACTTCCGGCTACAGATGTCTCGCTTGGGTCCTTGGTGGATGCAGGCGGTCTGGGCGCCTTTTGTGATTTGTTCTCCAGCTTTCTGGGTCTACTGGGACCTCGCTGAGCGTGCTGACGGAGCCGTCTTAGCGTTCCATTCTCTTATCGATGAATATGAGATGGGACTCTATGAGGCCGAGTGGCTTATCACCGCAGGGTTTAGATACCTTGTGGCTGGTGACGCAATCCGGGATCTGTTCCGTGATTCCTTTGAGCCCAATCTTCTTGATTGGTACCGAAAGGTGGCTGAGAAGGACTTACTGTTACACCGGAAGCTCTTTGGTCTTTGGAACACTCGTGTTACCAAGATCTTAGATTCCCGGGCTAACAGTTACTATCCCCCTGAGCCCGTTACGTACTCGGAGAGTCGAACACCAACACATTTATCATTGGTTCCCTACGGATACTGGGGGAAGAGCTTTAAACAAGTGTTTATCGCTCGTCCCTTGGATATCCCTCAGTCAGGCGCACTCATCAGACGGTTTAAGTCTGAG